TCTAATGCTTTCTTTGATAGCTTTTGTATCGCCTTCAAAGTCATACATTTTACCTGCACCCGGTATACGTTTCTTAATCATCTGGCCACCACTAAGGTCACCCATGTATAATACATACATATGAGCAGTTAGTTTGTCAGCATTGCCAATAAGGTCTCGCATATGCATTATATATTCGTGTGTACTTTGAGTAATAATAGGCTCTTCAGTATGTTTCCAAAGTTCTCTAAAATCTTCTTCAATTAAAAGTTTACGACGAATGTCACCTAGTGTTGAAAACAATCCCATAGGTGCCGCAATAGCTTCAAGTAGATCGTATTTTTTATGTTGGTTCCACAAGTATGTAGCATACAAGTCTGGATTAATTTTACCAGACATCATTAAACTAGCAAATTCTTGCCTTTCTGCATTCTTATGATGTTCCCAGGTTAGTTCTTTTAAATTACTCATGTTATTCTTGTTCAATCCTCACATTTAGCGGAAACCCTTTGTCTCTACTAGCATTTACAGTTTCAATAGCCTTGTGTTCAGCTATCTCGTAACTGTATATACCTGCAACACCGGAACCTTCTGCATGAATCTGAAGTGTAATCTTTTCAGCAGTTTCTTGCGAGTGATTGAAAATGTTAGTTAATACATCAATTACCCATTCCATTGGAGTTTGATCATCATTCAAAAATACTACTTTGTGCTTTAAAGGCTCAGTAATCTTTTCTTCAATCTTTTCATCGATCTTAATAACTTCTTCTAGGTCTATGTCTGTCATTTGTTTCTCCTAAGTAAATGGGGGGCGTTACCACCCCCCTAGACGCTTTACTTGCTTTCTCCCTCGATTGTAAGACCGTCATTGATCTTAATTTTCTTAGGTTGTAGCTCTTCTGGAAGCTCACGCTTTAGGTGTACATTTAGCATACCTAGTTCTAAGTTTGCAGTAACTACATCTACGTGATCTGCAAGTGTAAACTCTCTGCGGAAGTTGCGTCCGCCAATACCTTTGTGTAGGTAATTGACATCATCGTCTCCTTTAGGAGCAGTACCTTCAATCTTTAAAGTGTTTCCATCTTTTTCAATTGAAAGATTGTCCATACCAAAGCCGGCAACAGCCAATGAGATCATATACTCATCTTCGTCAATTTGTGCAATGTTGTATGGAGGATACCCGTTTCCGTTTGGGCTATTTGCAAAACCTCTTTCAAGTTCATTAAATAGTCTATCAAAGCCAATAGTAGCTCTGTTAAAGTTGGGTAGGTCTAGAGTTGTTAGTCTTGTCATATTTTTTCTCCTTAATTAAGCAAGATTTAATTTGTAGCCCTTTCGGCACTACAACATTATAATAAACTCTTTTTACTATAATGTCAACTTTATTTATCTCAGAGAACAACCGTCTTTTCGTTTTTTATTCTTCCGAGACGTTCATGTACAGGCATAATGTCAGTAAGACTGCACTCAGAAGTTATTAACAAGCCTGCTACACTAGATGCATTTAGTAATGCACTTCGTGTTACTTTAACAGGATCAATAATTCCTAAGTCGTACATGTTACCATAACTATCAGTTGCCGCATCATAGCCAAATGTATTTTCTGTTGATTTAAATATACTATCAACTACTACATCAGGCGCTCCGCCAGCATTGCTAGTTATTTGTCGAATAGGTGCTTCAACTGCTTTTAGTACAATTTTAGCACCTGCTTCTTGATCCAAGTTTACTAAGTTAAGATCACTTACTTGGATATCCTTTACTGCGTTAAGTAGTGCAACACCACCGCCAGGTACAATGCCCTGTTCTCTTGCCGCACTTGTCGCATGTAATGAATCTACATATCTATCTTTCTTTTCCATGGCTTCTATTTTTGATGAGCCGCCTGCTTTAATAATTGCAACTCCGCCATCCATTGATGATAGTCTTTCTTTTAATTTGTTTGCGTTATGATCATTTGATGCTGAAAATAAATGATTTTTAATAAGTGTTATACGTTCTTTTATTTTTTCTGGATCACCACGGCCACCGATAATTGTAGTAAACAGATTACCAATTTCAACTCGTTCTGCTTTACCTAAGTCAGTAACTTGTGCATCTTCTAAACTTCGATTAAGTTCATCTGAAATAACATTACCACCTGTAAGTGTTGCAATGTCTTCTAGTATCGGAAGTCTTCTATCAGCATATCCTGGAGCAACAACTGCGGCTACCTTAAATGCACCACTCGTATGATTTTGTACTAAAACATTTAATGCATCAGGTTCAATATCTTCTGCAATGATTATCAATGCTAATCCTGTAGTTGCTACTTGTTCAAATAATTTAATTAAAGGATTAAGAGTAGTGATCTTTTTATCGTATAATAATATTAATGCATTTTCATGAACAATAGTCATATCTTCTAAGTTGTTAGAAAAATAAGGACTCATATAGCCTCTGTCAAATCTACAACCTTTAACAATTTCAACATGGTCTTTTCTATCAGCGTGTATATCAACTGATACTGCACCATTAGTTCCGACTTTCATTAAAGCATCAGCAATTTTTTCACCAATGGCTCTATCAGAGTTTGCAGATAAACTAGCGACATTTTCTAAATCTTCTTTAGATGTGCAAGGTTGTGATTGCTTATCTAAGTTATCAGCAATAACTTCTACAGTTGCATCAATACCTCTTTTTAAATCCATAGGATTCATACCAGCTGTTACAAGTTTTAATCCTTCAGTGATAATTGCTTGTGTTAAAACTGTAGCTGTAGTAGTGCCATCACCAGCATCAGTATTAGTTCTTCTTGCGGCTTCTAATACCATTTGTGCGCCCATGTTTTCTAATGGGTCGTCTAACATAACTTCTTGAGCTACTGTAACACCGTCTTTTGTAACTACTGGTTGTTTCAACGGTACTTGAATAATTACATTACGACCTTTAGGACCTAGTGTAGTCCTAACAGCGTTTGAAAGTGTGTTAACACCTTCTAATAAAGCAGTACGATTCTCTTCACCAAACCGTACCATTTTTGAAGTTAAGTCTGCTTCAGACATGTATCTCTATCTCCTTGTTTATAAAATTATTTACCATGCTATTCTTCTAAATCTATTGAATGTGAAAAGACACTAAACTTAGACATTTCGTCCATTTTTAGTCTAATCTCTAACCTTCTTTTAGGAATATATAAGTATGTTCGGCCATACTTAGGATCTATCATTGGTACGCTTACACTGCGTTTTGCATCCATATACATTTCTTTCACAAAGTTTTTGTTAGGCTTTTCTACAACTTTTAACAAACAATAGTGTACCTTGTGTGCTTTCTTTTCTCTTACTGCACAAAGTATGTGTAAATTAGTTGTTCCTTTTATTTTTTCAACAAACGGATCAACAAACATATCCTTTAAACTCTGAAAGTCTTTGTTTTCAAACAAAGTTGCAAAGTTATCGTTTTCTAATTTATTGTTTTGTAAAATACTTGCTTCTGTAGTAGTGCCAGCAATATGCCCGCAACTCAAACCTTTAACATCAATGTCAAGGTTAGGTGCTTTTACATCAATAATGTTTTTTCCTGCGCCAACCCACTCTCCGCTATCAATACTATCAGCAACAGCATACTCCCAAGTTTCTTTTGCAAGTTGAATAGTCCTACCTTTTTTAATAAAAGGACGATAGTATTCATACATTTCTTCTGCGAATCTTTTGCTAAAATTATCACCAATAAGATTACTGTGTTCTTCTATTGGAACAGGTTCATAATAAATCATCAGTTACCTATTGTTGATTTTTCATAAACGCCATTGTGAGTTTGTGTACAACGTACAAATGTTGCACATCTCATTAGGTGTTTCAATCGCACTGCGCCAGCATAAGTACAAGTACTACGCACACCACCCAATATATTTTGAGTAGTGGTTTCCACTGAGCCTCTGTAAGGCACAAGAACCGTTCTTCCTTCACTGCTTCTATACTCCTTCAAGCCACCAAAGTGCTTGTCATTTGCGCTTTCACTTGACATTCCGTAGAACTGTACAAACTTTTTTTCTTCTACTTTTTGTTTGCGATTATCTAAATGATTGCCAACTTCATATTCTATTTCATTTGTTACATAATGTCTAGTGATTACTTCGCCACCGCCTTCATCGTGCCCAGCAAGCATGCCTCCTAGCATAACGAAATCAGCACCTCCAGCAAATGCTTTAGCCACATCACCAGGACAAGTACAGCCACCATCAGCGATAACGTGACCGCCAAGGCCGTGAGCGGCGTCTGCACATTCGATAACAGCAGAAAGCTGAGGGTAACCAACGCCAGTTTGGATACGAGTAGTGCAAACACTCCCAGGGCCAATACCAACTTTAACAATATCTGCTCCACTTAGAATTAACTCCTCTGTCATTTCACCAGTAACTACATTACCTGCAATAATAACGATGTTAGGATACTGGTTTCTAAATTCTTTTACAAACGTAGCAAATCTCTCGGAATAACCATTTGCTACATCAATACAAACATACTTCAATTGATTGCCTGTTTGTTCGTATACATTTCTAAACTTTAGATGATCTGCATCTGTAATACCAATGCTCATTGCAACATATTCTGTACGCTCGTGCATCACACTATCGAAAAAATTAACTAACTCATTTACTGCATATGTCTTAACTAAACAAGTCATAATCTTTTGTTTAGCAAGTGTATCAGCCATTTCAAATGTGCCGACACCATCCATATTAGAAGCCATAATAGGAACACCACGATAGTGTCTGTATACTGCGTTATCTGGAAACTCTGGTTTGTAATTACGAAATGTAAATCCACGTTCAAGATCTACTTCCTTACGACTACCTAGTGTGCTTCGCTTAGGACGAATAAGAACATCCTTGTAGTCAAGTTTCATATCTTCTTCAATACGCATTTTTTTTACCTTTATATCATTATATCTAAGTTTGAGCCTACTGGCTTTTGAGGTGCTTGTAGTTCACCTCTAACATTGTAAGTTGTATAACTTATCGATTGTACTTTGACTGATCCGCCATCTTGCTGTGTGTGTTTAACATGTGTTACTGTTTCATGTGGACCTGTCGGTGTTACCCTAGTATATGCACTTATAACATTGATTGGTGATATTGCCGCTACGTCACTCATTTAACACCTGTGTTAAACGATATACTAATTCTGTCTTTATCAGTACTGTTACCGTCTACACTGTGTTTTAACCATCCGGGAAAAACATACAATGCTCCGGTCTTTGCAGGATATGTTGTTTTGGAAGAATTAAAGTGATGAACTTGCTCAACTATATTATCTTGCAAATGATATTCAGCACCGTCATTTCTCATAAAATTGATATTGCCTTGAGACTCGTGTGCATCGATATAATAAACTCCACTTAAAACAGAATTCATATGATTGTGTTCAACATTATAACTACCGGGTGGATTAATGTTTATCCATAAGTTATAAACAGTAATTGGTTTTAGTCCAACACCAGTTGCTATTTCATTTAGTTCAGCTTCTAAATATTCAACAAGTTTATCTAGTTCAGCACAATCACCGGGACGAACATCACTACTTTGCCAACCGCCGTAATTACTAATACTGCGGCCAACATCAGTTTTTTTACGTTCGTATGCATAAGATTTTAAAACACTGTTATCAAGTCCTTGTGTGTTAGCGTTCCATATAACACTAGGAAACCAAGGTTCTGCATTCATTGCCATGTTGCGTTACCTTACAGTTCGTTTAATTTGCGTTGTTTTTTAAGCCAACGGGCTCTGCCTGCGGCTTTTGCTTTCTTACGTTTAGCACTAGGCTTTTCATAAAATTGTCTTTCACGTACTTCTTGGATGATGCCTGCTTCTTGTACTTTCTTTTTAAATCTACGCATTGCACCATTAAAATCACCATTACGTACTTCAACAGTTAGACCGTCTGGTTGTGTACCTTTTTGGTAATTTTTTCTTTTATTGTTCTGTCTCAAATTTGCCTCCTAACAGCATTGGTAAAAACTCTAATGAATAAACCCGGTTCTTACTTATTATATTATACAATAGGTTCTCTCCTTTTGTCAACCAGAAAGTTTTATCTCTTGACATAAAATAGCTTGCCATATCTCTAATATTTGAAGGACAGTTATCAATATCTAATATTACATAATCAACTTGTTGAAAGACATCAATTAACCATTCGTATTGGTCATCGTCTTCCTTTTGATCATACAAGTATAAATGAATAGGAACATCAACATCTAGAAGCACTGTTTGTAATTCTTCTTTTACAAACTTACTTGGGTATATAGCAAGTACACTTGCTTCGTTCGTGTAGAGTCTATCAGGTGGTGTAATTAATTTGATATCAGTCATTGTCTTTAATCTTATTCCACAGTTTATCTGAATTTTGTTCTTCGTTCTGTATATATCCTGTTTCTTGTTTGATTAAAGGTTCTTCTGATTCCCAAGGCAATTTATCTATCTTGCCTTCAATATATAATGCTTTTTGTAATTTAATAGTTTCGTTAGGATGATCCTGTTTCCATTGTTCTTTGTTTATTTGGTAGGTTTCATCTTTTTCTTTTTCTGCATACTCAAGTTCTCTAACAGCTACCTCTTCAGATGCTGTAGCACTTCCTCTGGTGTCCTGCTCGGTAGTAGTTCTTTCTTGGGCTTCGCTACTGTTAGGAACTTGTTCTTCGTCAGATTCCACATCGCTCCGTCCTGATAGACTTTCCTCATCATTGGCTTCTCTATCTCGTTCATTAGATTCCACATTGTCATCTTGTATATTGCCATCTGTAGATTGATCCATTGCTCCATCTAACTGTACTCCTTTGTTTTCTCCGGCCAAAGCCACTCCCTCGGAAGCGTCTCCTCCGCTATCTCCGGTTCCAGCGGTAGGTGACACAATAGGGCCTTCAACCGTTCCTCCGGTTTCGATTCCGTTTCTGTCATCTATTTCTTCCTTTTGTTCCGCAGGTGGCGCAGAATCATCAATATCAAAGCCAGGGTTGTCAATTATGCGTTGTGCTCTTGCTCGTTCGTATTCTTCTCTCTCGAGCCGAAGACGTTCACCGCCGTCATCTTCAAGTTGTTTACGTCTAAACTCAAAGGTATATTGGCTTGCTATCAATAGTAAGACTGCTAGTGGATCAAATACAAAGATAATGATAATAATTACCCAACGTACTGCTTCTTCAAGCATATTACTATCTGCGGCCTCACCGTAAACAAACTCTGCAATATATTTTACAGGGCCTACTTCTGCTTCTAATTTTCTGTACTCTGCTTCTAGCTCATACTTCTCATCAGTTAATGTTTCAATTTCAAATGACGCTGTTCGAACACGTTCTAGTTGTTCGTCTATGGCCGTTTGAACTTCGTCTGCGTTATCTCTATTTGCTAATTGTTGTTGTAATCTTTCTATAAGAGCTTGTGACTGTGCAACTTGCGATTCTGCACTCTCACGTAGTCTTTGTATTTCGTCTCTTGCTGTTTGTATAACTGGAGATTCAGTTTGACGCACTTCATCAATCTTACCTAACATAGTAAGTTCGCGATCTTTCAGTGCAGGTATTTGCACTGTGCGAATATCTTTAACTACGTCTGCTAGTCTTACTCTTTCAGCATCTACTTGTGCTGTTGCATCTTTGCGTACTTGTGCGACTTCGCCTTGGATTTGTGTAATTCTGTCTCTTTGTCCTTGAACCCATTTAGCGAGAGCAGTTCTAGTGTTGCCACCAAACAGCCCATCACTTGTGACACCAATGATTGCTTGACCTGCTCTAATTTGTTGTTGTTCTTTTGAGTTGAGTTGATTTGTGACACGTATAATTTCCTCTTCTAGTTGTGCTATCTGTGCTAGTAGAGGTTCTACACCGCTTGAGTCTGTATCTAAATTTTCAATCTTAGTTTCGTATTCTTTTGCACTAGTTTCTAAACGTAAGATCTCTGCTGTAATACTTGCAAGTTGATCTTCATACGGTTTAGTACGATTGTTATCAGAAGCTCTTGCATCTGTAATAATTTGATTCTGTTGTTGGATAGCAGGTTGAATACGTTCAAACGCTTTGTCAATACGTTCTTGTTCTTTGTCAATTTGTGATTGGATATTTGCATCTGCACCCATACCACTGTTTTCTAAATCACGTATCTTGTTTTCGGCTCTACCAATAACTGACATTAATCTTGCAGTCTCAGTATCAATAGATTCTATTCTAGCAATACTTTCTTCGCTTGCACTAGTTTGTTCAATGTGTGCTTTTGATAGGAAGCCAAAAATGCCCATTGATGTAATAAGCATTAAAACAACAACAGCGATACTTAGATAGCTTCTAAGCCACCATGTTGCTTGTTTCCAATATTTGTGTAACCATACTGCGGTAACTAGTTTACCTACTTCAAGTACACCGCCCATAATCATAATGGGTATTGCGGCAGCCGCAAAGATTGCAACCAATCCTGCGACCGAGTAATATATTGCCACAGCACTGATACACAATGCTGTGATGAGTGTTAAAATTGCTAAGAACATCTAGTATTTAAGCCTTTTTCTATGGTAAATTAACTAAGCGGATTACTCCCACCTATAAAATATATGAACACCTATGCGTCCGACCAATTGCATCTCACGGGCCCATTCCGGTTTTACATAATCTGCATGATAATGTGTTGATCCTTCTGTTAAGCCTCGACCGTCATTCCATGTTATAATATTATATGCAATCTGTTGTGAATCAACCCAAGAATCTAAATCCTTTGGATCATCTGCTTTGCCATCACAATACCATGAGAACTGACATGCATTACGCACCATTACCATCACAGTAGGATCTTTCCAACTAGGCTTTTGTTTGCCTTGTTTTACTACTTCGCAGATTGTATTTGGATAACGTGTATCTTCTACACGATTAAGAACTACATCTGCTACTGCTACTCTGTCTGCTCTATTACTGCCACGTGCTTCATAATAAATGTTCTGTGCCAAGCACCACATTTCAGCTCGTTCTTCCGAAGTGAACAATCCTTTTGCATCTAGAGATGACGTTGAAGAGATAGTCGCCACAAATAATGCGGCACAAATAATTAGTTTATGCATTGATTTACCCTCGCTCTATTTATCGACGCATACTAGCAATGTCTTTGGCCTGTGTTGTGCCTCGCATTACTGGTACTGCATTTGATTTATGCATAGTTGCGATACCTACAATAAGGTCGCCTGTATACTTTTGTGATTCTTTTCTAGGTGCATAGCTACCTACACCGTCACCCATGCTAGGAATATCTGGTGACTTTCTTACGTAAGGACCGTGTTTGTTTGGATCATACACGCCACGAGACTGTTGCTTTCTAGGCTTTGCAGTACCTTGTGTGTATGCTACATAGTCGTCAAAGTTATCATATTGAAGACTATGTAAATGCTTGCGCCGCATATCTTTATTATATTGACGCCATTGAATTCTAAGTTTGTCTAGTTTTGCCTGTGTTAGTTTTTTCTGTTTAGGCTTTTTTGTATTGATAGTTGATAGCCCACGGGCTAGTGACATAGTCATAAAAAAACTCCTGCTATTCTGTTAATAGTAAAACTATTATAGCAGGAGTTTAGTAGGTTGTCAACCAGTTTTATGCAAACATTTTTGCTCTTGAACCAGTAACGTCACGTGATGTAATTGAATAACGTGTTTTACCAGTAGTTGCAACTGATGTTTTTACATTCAAGCCAGCCGCTTTGAGTTCACTCATTCTTGCTGGTAGTTGCTGAATGCCAAATCTTGCTTTAGCGTCTGCCGAAGTCAATGATTTGCCGGTGCCTCTAAGATATGATTCTAAAAAGGTCTTTTGGTTTGTTTTAATTTTAGTAAATGCCATAATGTTTATGCCTCCAAATATAGGTTTAAAAAAACATACTAATTCCTTAGTATTTGTATATTATAGCACCTTTTAAGATCTTGTCAACCTTTTTCTTCCATTAATTTAACAGCCGCATCGTAATCTTCTTGTTTGATCACGCCTTCACGTAGCAATTTCTGCCTATTTGCTTCGTGTTTTAGCTGTATTTCTTCTTTGCTTCCACCAAAATATGCTACTGCATGTCCTTCTTCTATTAGAATATCTGTTACAAGTTCTGGCTCACCGTTTTCAAAACGTTCTACTTTGAAGTCTCCTAAGATACGTCCGAACTTGCCTTTCATATCTTCTCCTTTACGGTTTTCAGTAGTAATAAGTTTACCACCGTCTTCCATAAGTTCCTTCAATCGTGCTTTAGCCGCTTCACCAAACAAGTCTTCTACTTTGTCTCTCGTGCGTGACTCAGGTGTATCAATGCCCATAATTCTTACACGTTCGTCTGTTAGTGTTACTCCAAATCCTAGATCGATATCTACATCTACTGTATCACCGTCTACTACTTTTATAACTTTTACATCATATTCATTTTGTTGCATTTTATTTCCCTCTTATTCATCTAAGTTTAATGCTTGATCGCCCCATTCTTCCATTATGAACTCTCCAAACGCTGTTCCAAAGAGCCACATTAATGTAAGAATTACTACTCCTACGCATACTATAAGTGTCCATACCCAAATTTGTAGTAATGGATGCTTGCCTTCTGTCCAATGTGCTACTCGCTTAATTTTGTTCTTTACGCCGCCCAGTAAATAGTTTCCTATTACAAAACGTGCCAACCTCATTACAATTAGGATAGGCGAACTAAGCACATCAAACAATATTAAAAACAGGTCAACACTTGCGTCGATAACATTATCGACGTTAAACCATTTGCGTAATTTTTCTCGCATTTGCCCTGCCCTTTATATGCTAACATTATTTAGTCATAAAAAAAGGGTTGCAATTCAAGAAAGCAACCCTTTTTTGTTTGTTATGTTTTTAACTTAGAAGTTAAAACTTACACCGGCTGTTGGTGCAAATTCTTCTGCATCAGTATCATAGTTGACGCCAGCTGTCCATGTAGCTTCGGCAAATGTTCTTTCAACTTCAGCACCTACATGCTGTAGTTTATTTGCATCGTCACCGTTGACATACGCTGTAATACCGTTAACATTTGCATTACCTTCGTAGCCAATTGATTCTGCATCAGTGTCATATGTCATTACGCCACCAAGTGCAACCATACCTAAATCTAAACCTTCAACTTCTGCACCTAGTACAGTATTTTCTGAATCTAAATTATAGTCTAGCATAGCAGTAACATCTATCATATTCATATTAAAACTATATGCACCTTGTACGTTGCTTAGATCAGACACATCTGCGGTCCAATCAGTTAGTCCGATTGCAACTGTTGCATCGCCTATAGATAGTGCTAATGATTCAGTCATTGCCGGTGTTGCTAGTGTGCTATATGCTGACTTTTCAGCTTCTGGCATAACGCCATTGTCATCACCAAATGCAAGACCTAAACCATTAACTTCTGTACCTACTGTCCATGTGTCTAATGTTAGAGCATTGCCGTCTGTTGCTTTAAAACCTAAATCAACAGTTGCAATTTCTCCTGCATTGATATCTAGTTCGACACCCATTGTGCCGCCATAGTTTTCGTTTGCCTTTTCAGCGAAGTCTAAAGAAACTTCACCACTTAGGATTGGCGCAGGTGCTTCACTAACTATTAGTGTATCAGCCATTGCTGTTGTTGCGGCCATTGCGGCCACAAATGCTGTCGCGAGAATACGCATTGTTATTTCCTTTTTTTATTATTATTAAATTTTTAGTGTGAACTTTGGGGTGGGAATTTGTTGTTCACACTATTAGTTATCATTATCGCACTCTTTTAGTGCAAAAACGAGCAGGTATAAAAAAAGAGTGTTGCTAAAAAACAACACTCTTTAATGCTATGTTTGGTAACAAGGCCTAACTACCTCGTAACAGCCTAAGCCGCTAATGAATAATTTGCGTTTGCAATTATTAAGTTTGTTCGCGTTAACCGAGCTTACATCCGGGCAACTCCACTCTCCTATTAACTACCAGTCGATCCTATTTCGACCCCATCAAAAATACATTCCCAGTTTATCAGCCTGTTGCTTCTGCTATACAGTAAGCAGAATGTATTTTTGGTGGAGTCGCCGGGTACCGCCCCCGGGTCCTGTATAGCGTTTGAATTGCTTCAACGTTACGAGTATATTTATAACACTCTTATGCTAGAATGTCAAGTTCTTTTTGTAGTTTTTTGCTCTTTTTAGTAGTTGGTATTTTTCGCAACCAACTGTCAGCAATATATGCTTTAGGACTTGGTCCAAGTTGTATATCAATGTCGTCACCTTCAATCCACCAGTAATGATCGTGAACAGCACAATGACACTTCATACCAAATGCTTCGAACTGTTCGTTTTGCTCAAACTTGCCAATGTATTCTGATACGTTAACAATGCGTCCTATATTACTAGGATTAATTGAAAAAACAATTATTGCTTTATCGCCCTTGTTTACGTTCATTTTTATTACTTTCGTGTTTTAGCATTAAAGCACTTACTTCGTCTGTTTTAACTAACCAACCGTGTTCGTTAACAACAAAAACATCGCCTGGTTTATACAACCAATGGTCTCTAGGTGTGCCATCTCTACAAACACCCATTACTTCTCCTTCATAGTCTCCTTTGACTTTGAAGTTTTCACCTATTTGGTCAATATTGTAGTCGACCCACATCATAACTAACATCTCCTTGTCTGTTACAAGTATTTAGTTAAATGCGTAGTTTACCACCAACCCAAAGTTCTGCCGTTTCCTGTGATGATCATAGCACATGTTACAATGTGTAACGCGATCCAAAAGGTGCGAAAAGCCAGTGCCCTTCTTACATCTTCTTGTGATATAGGAAGGAATTCTGGCTTATCGTCGTCTGTAATACCTATGGGCATTCCAACTGTCCTAGCCCATAATTTGAGCCAGCGTCTCTGCCCACTCATTACATTGCGTTCTTTTTGTCTTGGATTTCTTTACGGCGATCTTTTGTAAGTTTGCCTAGGTCACCCAATGCTTTACGAGCTCTTGCGGCCGCTGCCTTGACACTTTTGTCTTCAAATGTTTCAGACTCTGCCAAGTAATTATTAAATGCTTGTACGATTTCGTCATGTAATGTCATGCGTTTTCTCCTGTAATGTTTTCGTATATTTCTTTCCAGTTAGTTACTTTAGTCATACCTTCTGGAATATCATCGTTCATATTAAATCCATGCTCGATGAGTATTGATTTTAAACCTAAGTCTAAACCAAGTTGTGCATTAGATAGTTTGTCTTCAATCCAATACAAACCTGAATCTCTATATTGTTCAAGAGCTTCATCTTTGTCTGCACCTGTATCTAAACAAACTAATTCTTCAAAAGCTGTTTTTCCAAACAGTTTCTCCAAATTCATCTTACGAAGTTTGTATGCATTTTTGTCTAAACTTAGACTTGTAATGCAACGGAAAACATATCCGTGTTCTTCGTGTAATCTTTTTACATAATACATTGCGTCACGTAGTGCTGGAAGGAAACCAATTGCGGCACTTTCGTTAAAAATCTTAACTAATTGTTTGCCTTGTTCTTTGGTTATTCCAAAACGTTCGCCAATGTCATAAATGAAATTTGCATTTTCTACTTTCGTATGTCCATGTTGTTCCATCCAACATGTAAATGCATATTCCCAGTTCAATAGTACGCCATCAGCGTCTGTGAGTATTACTTTATACAATTTATTGCCTTTTCTTTTTGCCTTATTCATACTAGTATTATACAATACTCGTGCGGGCTTGTCAACCGATATTTACAAATTTAAGTAACAATACCGGTAGTTTGTTGTGTATATTGCTTGGAAATTTCGTCTTGTGTGACTGCTAAACAACTTACTGCACTTGCTTTCATTACAAATTTTCCGTCCGGAGACACTGAAAACATGAAAGGAGCAAGTCCTAAGCCTTCTGATTGTGCTATAAGCACCATAGGCTTTTTAAGTGTATAGGTGTTAGAATCTTCTGCATCTAAACGTGCAATGATTTCTTCGCCTGAAGTTAGTTTTAGAGATACGGTATCTCCAATTTTATATGGTGCTTCGATTAACATTATAATGTATGTCCTGTGCCGTTGTAACCTGTGTTATCAACATATTCTAATAAACTTTCATACCCACCAACTTTATTACCACCAACGATAATTTGTGGGAATGTCCTTGCTGTAGGAAATACTTCAAACACTTCTTCTCTGTCAAAGTCTTTACCTAGTTCTTTGTACACATAAGGAAGCGATCTGCTTTCGCAAAACTGTTTTGCCTTTGTGCATGATGGACAAGCTGGCTTGCCCCAAATTTCAATTGTCATAAACTAAATCCTTTAAATGTGTCAGCTGACACATCTTGTTTAGTGCCGCCTTGAACATAACTAGTTATCTCAGTCTCTTGTGGTGCCACCTGAACTTCGGCTCCTGAGATCCATTTCTGTGTCCACGGCAATGGGTTTTGTTTTTGGTTGTATGGACTTTTAAGACCTACGTTTGTCATTCTACGTGTACAAATAAATTCAATGTACTGGCTTAACAATTCTGTGTTTAGTCCAATCATTGATCCGTCTTTGAACAAATAGTTAGCCCATTCTTTTTCTTGATCAACTGCTTCTACAAACATCTGAATACATTCAGCTTCTGTTTCTTTTGCAATTTTTGCAAAGTCTTTGTCGTCAGTTTTTAACACTTTCAATAGTGCTTGTGTTGATGCAAGATGCAAGTTTTCATCTCTAGCAATAAGTTTAATAATCTTAGCATTGCCTTCCATCTTTTTAAGTTCTGCAAATGCCCAACTACATGCAAAAGACACATAGAAGCGAACACCTTCAAGAATGTTTACACTCATTAACGCAAGCCAAAGTTTTTTCTTTAGCTCGTACATATCTACTTCTACTTTATTGCCATTAACTGTGTGTGTTCCTGCACCTAACAGGTTGTAATACATACTAGTTTCAATAAGATCGTCATAGTGTTTAGATATACTATCTGCACAATCAACAATTTCACCTACATCCATAAGTTCATCAAATACTTTACTTGGATTTGAATATACATTACGAATAATATGTGTGTAACTACGTGAATGGATAGTTTCACTAAAGGTCCAAGTAATGATCCAATTTTCAAGTTCTGGTAAAGAAACAATAGAACCAAAACTTTCTGCAGGTGCACGACCTTGAACACTATCTAATAGAATTTGTCTCTTCAAATTAGAAGTAAAGATATGCTGTTCGTGTTCAGTAAGTGACTTGAAGTCAGCCGAATCCTTATAGATATCAACTTCTTCAGGTCTCCAAAAGAATCCTAACTGTTTGTCAGTTAACCCGTCAAA